AGATGCGGACGTTGCATGCGCCAGCCAGTCCGGCGCGCGGCGCAAGGTCAGGTGCGAGAGGTCGCAGCGGGCCGCGAGAGCACGCGCTGCTGTGTCGTCGACGTCTTCGCCGGAGCCGACCTCGGTTGCGAAACCGGCCTCCAGCGCTGCAGCGCCGTCGAACCAGGTCTCTTCATCCATGGCGGTCAGTGCGGCTTCGCGCGTGTAGCTGGTCCGGTCGGCATAGGCGTCCGCGGCGACCCCATTGAAGGCGCGCAGGTTGGCCGCCTCCTTCTCAAGGTCAGCGGCGTCGCCGATCGCGATCGACCACACATTATGGATCATCACCATGGCGGCGCGCGCGATCACACGGCGCGACCCGCCCAGCATCACGAGCGAGGCCGCTGAGGCCGCAAGGCCGTCGACCCATGTCTCGACCGTAACGCCGCGCGCCCCGAACTGGAGCAGCGTGTTCATGATGGCGAGGCCTTCGAAGAACGAGCCGCCGCCGCTGTTCACATGCACCTCGAGCACGTCGCCGGCGACGACCTCGCAAGCCTGCTCCATCACGGTGCGGACGGTGTTGGAGAGCTCCGGGTACCAGTAGTCCTCCCCGATGTAGCCGGAGATATCGATCCGCCTGCGGGTCATGCGTCTTGTCCTTCCTGCGGAGGCGCGGCCGGGGCCGCAGGAGCGTCGGCCGCTCGCGCCTGTTCAGGGCGCCGACCATCGCTGTCGAAGCTGAGACCGAGCTCGTCGGATCTGGCGTTGTCTTCGGCGATCTCCGCGTCGATCTCCTCGACGTCCTCGCCCATCTCCCGGACCACCGACTGGCGCGAGGCCAATCCGGCGCGGATCTTCTTGACCTTGGCCGGAATCTCCTTGCTCTCGTCGAGCATCTGAAACGCCGGGAACGTCCAAGTGACCGTCGCGTCCCCCGGATCCAGCATCCAGGCGTCCTGGAGCCAGTTGAACACGCGGTCGAGAAGATGCGGCTTCAGTTCCAGCCACTGCAACGTCTCGATCGAGCGCTTCTGCTGCTGCCAGCCGAGCTTGCCGCTGGAGTAGTTCGTGTCGCTCAGATCGCCGGACAGCGCGACATATGAGACCGGATAGGCGGCTGCGATCCGGCGCAGCGACACCTTCTGCACATCGGCATACCCGTCTACGCCGGCTGCCTGCACGATCTGGATGTCCTCGCCGGGTGCAAGCCTGACGATTTCACCCGGCTCCATCGCCTGGGTCGGCTTGCGCGGTCCGTTCGGGCCAATCTCGTTCGGCAGCTGGACGCTTGCGGTCGTTTGCTTGATGACCGTCGCCGCAGCGATCTTCTGGCGCAGCAGCTGCGCCTGGTCATAGTCGGCCAGATCCCGATGGGACCAAAGCGCTGCAGCGCCCCAGGGGATGCCGCGTTCCTGCCCGGCCTCATCGAGGCGGAAGAGGTGGATAATGTCGCGAGCCGGGATCCGGACCGTGTCCAGCGGCCGCGCCCTGAACGGATCAGAGTCCAGCGAGCCCTTGATGTAATAGGCGACCCGCTGGAGCGACGGGTCGTATTCGATGCCGCAGAACGCGATGTTGCCGTTCGGCCTCGGACCATCGACTGCCGTGTCGAGCCAGTCCATGGCGAGGATCTGCACCCTCAGAGGCAGGCCGGAAGCCGGCTCGATCATCCGCAGGCGACGGATCATGACTTCGCCGTCGCGCACCAGCATGCGGGCGGCGACGCGCTGCATGAGCGCGAAGCTCGCCCGGCCAGCGATATCGGCCGCCGGGCTCTCCATCCAGCGCATCGCCGCAGACGCGAACCGCTGCACCGCGCGGTAGCGGCCCGTTCGGATCTTCGGCGTGACGCCCGTGCCGATCGCGTCGTCGCAGATCAGACCAACCGCCTTGCGCGCCCACGGGTTGTTCTTGTCGAGGTCGCGGGCCCGACGGCGCAGCCAGACCAGATCGCTGCGAGCTTCTTCCTGCGGGGTCCGATCATCGGCGTACCAGGCCTGCCCCTGACGGCCGCGCCGCGCACCGTCGTAGCGCGCCTGGGCGTCGTCGCCGGGCAACAGCATGACGCGCCGCGGGGACGGCGCAACGGCCGCAGCCGGTGTCTGTTGGCGTATCAGGCCAGCACCCCAGACCATCAGTAGCCCGACTGGAAGACGACGACCGAACGGTCGGACGCGCCGCTCGCACCTGCCTCGACGGCGGCCAGCTGGGCGGAGATCTGAGCGCGGGCGGCCAGCATGCCGGCCGTATCCTGGTACTCCACCTCCATGCCGCCCGCGTACTTCACCCGGCGATGGCCGGATGCGATCGCGCGATCCAGCTTGGCCAGATCCGCAGCGGTCCAGTTGCTCATGAAGAAAACCTCGGCAGAAAGCTTGTTGGCGGCGCAGCAGCCGCCTGCCCGCCCGATCGCCGGGCGGCGGCGTCTTCAGCGAGGGCCGCGGCTCGCACAGCCCAATGATCGGCGGTCCACAGATCAAGGCCGAGAGCCTCGACCATGGCCCGGGCGTACTTGCGGCAGTCGCCGGCATGGTTTGCGGCTGCCCGAACCCAGACGCGCTTGCGGCGCCGCGGGTCGAACACCTCACGCTCGGCAGTCATTTCCTCGAGCTCGGAGTCAGGCAGGCCGATCGGCAGGTGCACGTACCCGGCCCATGAGGCGTCCGGGCCGGTTGGGCGCTCCTGCGCGAGCTGGCGATAGAACTCGCTGATCGCGGCCGGCGAATGCACGTGATGCAGGACGAGCTCGGTTCCGACCCCAACCCGGTCAACCTTGCTGCGCCAGTGCAGGCGACCGGGTCGGCCGCGCGCTTCACCGCGGATTGCATGCCAGCGCGCGCCCAGCGCGATGATCAGACGCCACGCGAAGTCGCTGTCATAGTTTACGTCGATCGCGCCGGCGCCATGGTGCAGAACCGCGCCGTCCTTGCGCCGCCAGCCGGCGCTTGTGGCGTTGAGGATCTCTGCGGCCACCGCCTCGGGCGCCCGCCGGGTCTTCACCGTTGCACCGGCCTCGAGCCGCCGATCGAACCTCTCGATGGTCCAGGACCCGACGAGCCAGCTTTCCAGCCCTTCGCCCCAGCCCCAGGCGCGCAGCTCGATCCGATCCTTCTGGACGTCGCCGCCGATCGTGATGGCGCCGCAGCGATCCGGCAGATCGCCCAGCACATACGGCTCCTCGTGGGTGCGGAGCGTCTGCCCGTCTGGCGCTTCAGTCGTCTGACGCCAGGGCAACCCGAGGCGCAGGTTGTAGACCGTCTTCAGCTGCTCATCGCGGCCCTCTGCGGCGTCGAAGTCGGCCGCGACCTGAGCCCAGCTGTACGAGCCAAGCGGCGCGTAGAGCCCGCTGACGTGGAACCCGACCGCGCCGTGATACCGGGCCTCCATGGTCGCCCGAAATCGCCCCAGCGGGAGCATTTCAGCCTTCGCAGCTTCGCGCAGGGGCGCTTCGCACCCCTCGCAAAGATACTCGACCATCTGCGGCCGGCCTTCCGGCCAGCGGAACCGCTCCCAGCTCAGCGCCTGCATGTGCCCGCACTTGGGGCACGGAACCTCGAACCGGCGCTGGTCGGTAAGCCCGTACCAGCGCCAGACGATCGACTTGCCCTCGATCGTCGGGGTGCAGGGCACGAACAGCTTCATCCGCGGCCCGGCATCGGACAGACGCCCCTTCAGGAGCTCGACCACATCGCCCTGACCGCTGAGGTCATCGGCTGCCTCGTCGATCTCGTCAGCCATCGCCCGGACCGCAGGCGTGGAGCGCAGGTTCGGCGCGCTCTTGGCGCTAGCGAAGATCCACTCCCCTGACGGGCTGGACTTCTGAAACAGCGTGTTCTCGGCCGAGCGGCTCTTCTGCTGCCCGAACAGCCGCGCCATGGGCTCGGCCGACGCCATGAACGGATCGATGCGCTGCTTCACGTTCCGCTTGATGACCGCATCAGTCGGCCACAGCGTGATCATTGTCCCGGGGTCCTGGTCGAAACTCCAACCAGACCAGACCAGCCCCAGCTCGGTCGCGCCGATCTGCGCACCCTTTGCGAACACGACGATCTTGGCAGGGCTCTCGTCGCTGAGCTCCCAGAGGATCTCATGAACCCAAGGCGTGCGATCCGGATCCCACACGCCCGGCCGCGCCGCTTCTCGCGCAGTGATGCGCCGGTAACGTCGCCCCCACTCGACCGGGTCGAGCTTCTCCGGCGGCACGAGGGCGGCAAGCGCGGTTCGCAGCACCGCCCGCGCGCCGACCGATCGCCAGTCCTGAGCGTCGATCATTCGATGAGCAGGGCCGCCTCACGCGCCAGCTCGGCCAACAAGGCGCGCATCTGCTTGTCGAGGCAGCTGCGCAGCACCGCCTCAGGTACGCCCGTCTGCGCCCCTGCCTCGATCGCGATGGCCAAAGGCGCCTCCATCAATCCGCGCCGGATCGACGCGAACACTGCTGTCAGTTTCGGCTGCAGCTCGGCCCGATCGACCAGCTGGCCGGCCTCGCGAGCCATCGCCATGCGATCGAGCTGAAGCCTGATCTCGGCCCTCTCTGCGTCGGCCGCAGCCTTGCGCTCGAAGGCCAGTTCGGCGGCGCTCTTGACGGGCTGCGCTGTCGCCTTCGACTTCGGCTGCTTGACCCCGACGCTGCGCGGATACCCGCCGCGCCCGTAGGTCCGCCGCCAAAGGTCCGCCTTCTCTGGCTCCACATGCAGGTGGGTTCCGCGCTTCTCGTGCGGCATTCCCTCATCGGCCCAGATCGTGATCGACTTTCGGGAGACGCCGATGCTCTCGGCGTACGAGCTCGCAGAAACGAACCCCGGCGGCGGGACGATGTTCGCGCTGCCGCCCTGATCGCGCTTGCGCACCGGTCCCGACCCTACGCCGCCACCATAGCGAAAAGCGGTGTTTCCGCGACGGGCCTTGAGCCACATCTTTCCACACGCCGAGCGCGCACACGCTCAATCGCCTGGGCCAAAGGGAGGCGAAACTGCTCCGGTTCGACCCGCCGGCTCTCAAGCCAGGCGTCGAGATCCACCGCGCTGTACTGGACCAGTCGGCCCAGCCGGTACCAGGCCGGTCCCGTCCCCGCGGCGCGCCATTCCTCGAGGGCGCGCACTGAGACCCCCAGTCGCGCAGCAGCTTGCTTCGGCGCCAGCATCGCCATCACCCGATCCTCCTGTCCAGAGCGTGCGACCGATGCAGTGCATAATAGACCCCCAGATCATGGAGCTCACGAGCGGCCCGGGCGCTCGGCGCTTTCGACCAGGCGGCTGCGTAGTCCCACTTGGTCATGCCGACGCGTGCGGCGCCCAGCCACCACACGGTCCCTGCGCCCTTCAGAGCGCCAAGGACGGCCCTTTGCGTTTTCCGGCCGTCTGCCTCCGCCCGCTCGAACAGAGCCTGCGCTCGCCGCGCCCTGTGCTGAGCAGCAGCGTTCTCGTGGCTGACCCGCGCGATGACGGCGGCGCGACGGTCCGTCGCGCAGGGAACCGTCCCATCGATCAGGCCGGCGAGGCGGCGGCCAAGCTCGGCAGCTTCCGAGCGGGCTGCGGCGAGACGCTGCTCGTAGCGCCACAGACCTGACCGACCGACCCCGCGCAGGAGCTCGAGCGTCGGCTGGCATGCATCGATCTGCGCCGGCGTCGGCGCAAATCGTGGCCGGCGCTGCATCGCCTCGACGCGCAGCGTGGTCTGCATTGGCGTCTCGAGGCGACCCTCTGCGGTAACGCCCGGCTGCAGGGCGCCCAGAACGTCGCCGTACTCGCGCAAGGTCGCCGGCCAGCTCGAGCCGGGACCTCGAGGCGTACCGGGCAGCGAGGACACGGTCAGCGCAGCCTCGTAGAGCCGATGCGACATCGCCTCGACGTCGCGGCGGTTGAACACGAGCTTGGCCTGAGCGAGATCGAACCGGTCGGTCACGTGTTCGCTCCCGACCACAACGCCTCGCCGGCCTCGACCATGCGGGCCAGCGCCTTCAGCAGCATGCCCTTTCTGCCCGCGCGCAGCACCCGGACCACCTCCTCGAGGCTCGGCGCCGGGGTGGGATGAGCCCAGGGCTCGCGCGCTTCGATCCAGTCGGCGGCGAACCCGCTCACGAAGATCGCGCGAAGCTCCGCTGCCTCCATTTTCGAGGCGGAGGGCTTCGAGGGGGGGCGTTGCGCAGCTTCCGCGAGATTGGCCAGGCGCTTGTCGCGGTTCAGCTTTGCGCCCCGTTCCACGCTCTCCCAGCGCCGGATCTGCTTGCCGTTTTGCTGGCACCACGCCGTCAACGAGACGAGAGCCGGAACCACGTCGAGCTCCCAGTCGCAGGTTCCGCCCGATTTCGGATCGCACAGCAGCCGGAATGTCACCCAGGTCTCGAGACTGGCCCCTGTTCGGTCCAGAACCGGCGCGCAAAGCGCTTGCGCCTCGCGCAGCCGGGCCATCCACACCTCGCGCGACGCCGCCGCAGGCGGCTCTTCGACGACTCGAGGCGCAGCCCCTTCGACGACGACGACGGGTTCGACCGGAGGTTCGGTCTGGGAAGCTGGCGGTTCGGGTTTGTGAACCGCCTCCGCTCCCTTCGAAACGCGCTCGCGCGCAGTCTCATCACCTAAGGGTTGGTCGTAGAATCCCTTGGTAGGATCAGTGGGAGGATTCTTGTGTGATCGACGGTGACACCCATGTCCGCGAGGATCACATTCTTCAATCGCAAATCTCGATGCGACGCGGTCGACTTCAGAGGCCGACGACAAGCTCGCCACGGCGGGTTCCGCAAGCCCCTCAGCCACATCGGAGCTGTGTCCGATATCCTCGTTGGACGACTCATCCGGCGGGTCGTAGCAAGGCCCGTCGTCAGCGGCTGGGGCACTTTGCCGATCACGCGGAGTAGAACGGAAGAGCCCTTGGGGCGGATGTTGCTTCGTTGAAGGCCTATGCGGGGCTTTGGCGTGCCGTGAAAGCTCTTCTGCATCGTCAGTCTCGGACGGCATGAGCAATTGGTAGAACGTCATCTCGCTCGAGCCGGTTCGCTGGCTTTTGCTCCGGCGGACCATCCCCAACTCTTCCAGTTGCCCGATCACCCTGCAGCACGCCTGGCGTGTGATGGCGGCGAATTTCGCCAACCGCGATTGCTTCGGCCAGCACCATCCGTTCTGATCGGCGAAATCCGCCAGGGCGATCAGCACCAGTTTCTGAGTGGGGGTTTCGAGCTCCTGGGCGAACGCCCACAGCACGGCCTTAATCGACATGTCTGAACAGCTCCGGGGGATCGTCGTCGGGATTGGTGTGGTCGGCCGGGCGCAGGGCGCTGAACGGCGCGTAGAACTTGGCGTGGACGCGCCCCCGGCGGCCGCCGCGCACCTTGGCGCAGTCGATCTCGATCCGGTCTCTGGCGGCTTCGCGTCGGACCTTGGCGTCCTGCAGGTCGCCGCCGGCCGCCTTGACGCGCTCCAGCGCCGCTTCGGCGTAGTACTCGTCGCGGTAGATCAGCAGCACGTTGTTGGCGTCCTGCTCGATCGATCCGGAATCGCGCAGGTCGGCGAGGGTCGGGCGCTTGTCCTCGCGGCTCTCGACGGCGCGATTGAGCTGGCAGACCTCGATGATGTGGATGTCCATCACCCGGGCCAGCCGCTTAAGGGCGCCGGTGACGAAGCTGAGCTCCTCGACCTTGTTGCGGCCCCCGCCCTTCAGGTTCGGCGGCTGGATCAGACCGATGTGATCTATGATCACAAGGGCAAGCTCACGCCCGAACCGTTGCTTGATCGCGCGGCGGCCCGAACGGATCCGACCGGCGATGGCGTTGAACGGCAGGTCGCCGCGGTCGTCGAAGAGGATGGGCAGGTCGCTGACGAGGTTGGCGTACTTGCGCACCGCCTGGACCTGCGCCTCGCTCGCCTGCCCCTGCTGTAGCCGCTGGTAGGCAATGGGCTCGCCGGCCTGATGCGCGAGGTCGGCGGCAAGCCGAAACCCGTGCTCGGCCGCGTCCATTTCCGGCGTCAGATAGAACACGCCCTGCCCGGCCAGCGCCACCGCCTTGGCGATCGACAGCCCGACAGCGGACTTCCCCATGCCGGGACGTCCCGCGATCACCGTCACGCCGCCGGCGCGGAGCCGGCCCATCTGCAGGTCGAGATCCACAAGTCCGGTGCTGAGGCCCGGCGCCACACCGCTGCGCGAGGCCGTCAGCGCCTCCTCCAGCGCCGTGCGGATCGCCTCGCCGGCTGATACGGCCCGGTGCTGATGTCCGGGCTCCAGCCCCATCAGCCGCGCCTGAGCGGCCTCTAGGACGCCCGAGCCGGCGTCCAGGCCATCCGCCTTGAGCGCCTCCGCCCGGATCGCCTCGCCGGCCGCCGCCAGATCCCGACGCAGCGCCATGTCGCTGATCATCCGGGCGTACTCGGCGATCGCGGCAGGAGCCCCCTGGGCGTCGACCAGCTCGGCGATGTAGCCGGCGCCTCCGATCGCCTTCAGCCCCTCATTGTTGGCGAAGCTGTCACGCAGTGTGATGCCGTCGGCGAGCGCGCCGACGCTGTAGCGGTCGACCAACCAGCCCCAGATCTGGCCATGGACCGGATCGAAGAACCGGTCCGGGGCCAGCGCATCGATCACCCGCTCGATCAGACTGTTGTCGACCAGCAGGGCGCCCAACACCGCTTGCTCGGCGTCAAGGTTGTGGAGAGATGGCGGGGCGTCAGTCACGCTCATCGCGAGCGCCCCCCGGACCGGAGCCCCTGCATCAGCGGGGCGGACGGCGTTCCGAGCAAGGCGCCCAGCCGGCCGACGTCGACGTCGAACTGAAGGCTCGATCCGTCGGCGAGCTCGAGGTCGGTCCAGCTGCGGCAACCCGTGATCCGCACGACCGTAGAGCCGCGAACGACGACGCGTCTGCCGCGCCGGTCGACGAGCTCATGCGCCTGATCCCGGGAGCCGCTCACCATCGCGCGACCGTCCGGGGGCCCCGGCGCGAAATCGTCGGATCGCTCCAACGGTCATGCCCGCGCTTCGCCTTAACCTGCGGCTTCTGGGCGACGTACATGACGCCCGCGCACCGCTCGCAATATGCCGAGCCCGGCCTGGCAGGCTCGCCGCAGAACAGGTGTGTCGCCGCATCGTGCGGGCTCACCGGATACCGGCAGTCCTTCGGGCCCAGCTCGAGCAGCGTCAGCGCCCGGCCCATCCAGGCGGCGGCGGCAGGCAAGTGCGGCGCCTGCGCCGTACCCGACTTCGGTGGGCGTGGCGGTTCCGGCGCCGGTGGCTCCGCCCGGACGAGCTGAAGCTTCGGCGCTGCCTTGATCTGAGCCTTGGCGGGCTTCGGCCCTATGGCGGCCGTTCTCGGCTGCTGTCTCGCAAACTTCAGTCGCTGCAGATCGCCGCTCTGGAACAACCGCGTCAGCTTGCCGATCACGGCGTTGCGCGAGCGCTTCACGACCTTGCCGATCTGCGTGGCGCTCTGCCCCTCGAGGTACATGCGCTTCAGGGTCGCGACGTCGACGTCCGACCAGCCCGGAGAAGGGGTGTGCGCCCATGGGTCGTGCGCCCTCATGCCCGCCCCCCGATAGCTGAGGCCATGGGACGGTAGATCTCCCGCAAGGCCGGCTCGCGCAGGAACTGCGCAGCCAGCCAGACGCCGCCGGCGTCGGCCTGGTGAAAGTCGCGTGGGCTCAGGCCGCGCATCCTGAGGTTCTGCTGGATCGGTCGTTTGTGCTGGGGCCCGCCCTTCCCCATCACGGCCAGCTTCCACGTCGCCCCGGCGATCTCCTCAACCGTCACGCCGCGTTCGAACGCCACCTTCTCGATCAACCCGCACAGGCAGGTGACGAGCTTCAGGGTTTCCATGTCGGCGCGCTGGCCCCTCGGCATCCACGGGGCCTCGAAAACGATGTGACTGACCTTGGTCTGCCGAACGAACGCCTGAAGCTCGTCTTCGAACCAGCTCAGCGCCTGTCCGAGATCCACCGAGGCGGTCTTGCGCGACCAGGGCGCGACCCACGTGGCGAACTTGGGGACCGATCCCGGCATCCCCCAGGCGACGCCTGTAGAGGCGCCGGGATCGAGTGCGAGCAGCATCGCCCCCGCCCCCTTAGTTCACGACCGCAGGCGCGCCGACCTGATCGGGCCAGGGCCGCGAGCCGATCATCTCGTCCGCCTTCGCCGCAGCCGCAGCTGCTGCGCCAACGGGCCCGCCGGTCGGGACCCGCGCGGCCGGCTTGGGCTTGGCC